CTTCCGTGGCGCGGCCGCGGCGCCCGCGGCTGGCCAGAAAGTCGTGCAGCCGCCTCAGTCGTTTTTTCGCGCCTCCGCGGTCTCGTAGAGGCCGGGTCGCGCCAGCCGCAGGATCGCGTTGGCGACGGCCTCCAGCACCTCGATCTCCCACTCGTCGATCAGGTCGAAGGTCTTCGCCTCGTTGTCGACCGTCTCGACGCCCATCACGCACAGGTGGCGGGCGTCGTAGCCGGCCAGCGGGTTGCGGCGCTTCTCCTCCTCGACCACGCTGCGCACGTCGCCGGCCTTCGCCTGCCGCGCCTGCGCGCGGTCCTGGGCGTCTTCGATCAGCTTCTGGAACTCGGACACGACATCCGCGCCGCCGATCTTCTTCACCTCGGCGATGCTGTCGCGCTGCTTGACCTCGGCCGCCTCCTCGAGGCGGCGCCAGCCGAGGCGCTTGATGACGACGGCCGCGGGCCCGTAGTAGCTGGCCACCGTCGCCACCACGGCGCCGGTGCGGTTTTCTGTGATCTCGGTGGTGCGCTGCTCGGGCATCGGAACCTCTCCTGCGTGGGGAACAAGCGCCGGGCGGCGGGGCCACGCGCGGCCGCCCGGGGGTGTGCGCCTCGCCGGCGCCGATCGATCAGGCCTCGGTCACCGCGCCGCTGGGCTGCAGCGTCACGGAGTACTTGTGGAGCGCCGCGCGCCCGAGCTTGCGCCCGTACTTCGCGATCAGCGTTTCCACGCTGGTGCTCTTCGTTGAGCCGTAGACGCACTGCCAGGTGCGCAGCGTCTCGCTCGGGCCCGAAGCGGTCGTGGCATACATCGCGTTGGGCCCGCTCGAGGACGTGTCGTCGTAGAGGCCGCCCATCACGATCGGCGCCATGCGGCGCACGCCGGTGGCCAGCGACTCGAACCACGAATCGCCGAAGGCGTGCGACTCCTCGAGAATCGACTCGATCTCGACGTCGTTGATGTCGAGGGTGTGCTGGGTCATGTCGACCGGGGTGCCGCCCGAGTTGTCGACGTTGATGGTGACGCTGTTCGATCCGTACTTGGCCACTGGTGTCTCCTCGTCTGAGGGTCTGGTCTGGTGGCCCCGGCATCCCGCCGGCGCGAACAACCCGATCCGCTAGCTGTGCGCCTTACGCGTGCGCCTGCTCCTGCAGCCACGCCGCGGCGGCCGCCTTCACACCTTTCGCGTGCCGATGCAGCGCGATCGCGAACTGCTGCACCCGCGGGTTGGTCGCGTCCTGGCGGGGGCGGTCGGCGACCGCCACCATTTCGTCGGCCAGGTCCACCATGCGCCGCAGGGCGGCCGGGTCCGCGCTACCCACGGCAGAACCCCGCGAGCACCTGAATCGACCCCGACCCGGTGACGTTGCCGTCGAAGGCCAGGTGCCGGTTGACCGCGCCGGCCACGGCGACGCGCTGCGCCGCCGGGGCGCTGGTCACGTTCGCGAAGGTCACCAGGTCGGCATACGTCGCGTCGTCGGCGGAATGGCGAATCTTGCCCACGAAGCCCGTGAACCCGGTCAGCGCGGTGACCTGCAGGTATCCCGCCCCGCCGGCCGACGAGCTCGCGCCGGCGTCCTGGGACTCGGCGCCTTCCGTGTTCCAGTCGCTCGCCTTGGGCGTCACGTGCTGCAGCACGATCCCGTCCTCGACGGCGCCGGTCACCGTCGCCGTTTCCTTCACCCTGTGGATCGCGACGCGCTTCACGGAGCGCGCCTGCTTCGCGATGAAGAGCCCTGCGGCGCCGACGAACTTGGCCCCGACCGCGTTACCGGTGAGGCTAGCGCAGGCGATCCGCTGCGTGGCCTCGGTGCCGACGAAGGGGTTGATGGTGTCGTCGAGATAGCGGTCCCAGGACCACGACGCGCGCTTGACGCCCGTCGCGCTGGTCTCCTCCCAGGTCTTCCCGATGCCGTCGGTCCGTTCCATCACCGATTCGCGCTCCGGGCCCTCCATCGCCTGCACGTCCGTGGCCAGGAGGTCGACGCCGTCGACGATGAAGAACCCGACCGAGTTCGATCCGTACTTGGCCATGGGTTACGCCTTCCCCGCCGGCGCCAGGGCCGCGGCGAGCGCCGCGGTGACGCCGGCGACGTCGATCACCAGCGCCAGGGGCGCGTGATCGACCGGGCAGGCCGGGTCGGGCACGCGGACGTTGTCGGTGTCGGTATGGCCGCACGTGCACGCTGTGGGCACCATCAGGCCCTGCGCGATCAGCCACGGCCACGAGCCGAGGGGCACGCGCTCGCAGGTGGCGCCGGCGGCCGCCAGCACCGTGCGGTCCTTCGCGGTCAGGCGCACGACCGCCCGCCAGGCGCGGCCCGTCATGATCTGCTCGCCGCCCGAGAGCACCGATCCGCTCGTCGGGCTCGGGTTACGCTGCTGCTGGCTCATAGCCGCACGCTCCACAGAGTTGCTTCACCGACATTCCGAAGCCCGCCGAAGGCACCAGGCGCAGCGTCTCGCCGCAGGCCGGGCACTTGTCGCCGGCCCCGCGCTTCGACGCGCGCACATCCGCCGCCGTGATTTCCACCCGGGGCGCCAGCCCGACCAGCGAGCCGAGCGCCGTCACCGTTCGGCCCGCGCGCTCGACTTCGGCGCGCACCTCCTCGGTGGCGATCGCGCCGCCCGCCAGGCGCGGCTCCAGCCAGCGGCCGATCTCGATCAGTTCGCGCGCGAGAATCTGTGCGCCCGTCATACGCGCTTCTCGCCTTCGACGTTGAAGACCACCAGCGGCCGCCGATTCGCGTCGTAGCGCAGCACGTAGGGCGGCTGCAGGCACGTGACGCGGTGATAGAACGTCCCGTTGATGGTCGCGGCCTGCACGCGCCCGAGGGCCTCGTAGCAGGCGTGCGCCATCGTCAGCGCGGCCTCGAGGTCGTCGGCGGGCCCGCGGGTGATCACCTGCAGGCGCGGCCACTCGAACGCCAGATCATCGGCGCCGAAGTTCGGCTCACTGGCGCGCGCCCCGGCGTACGGCAGCAGGCCGACGATCGTGGCCGCCTCCGGCCGGTCCTGCACCTGACCGATGAATAGGTTCGTGCCCGCGCTCAGCGTGGGCACCTCCGTCGGTAGGTACTCCTTCAGGTCGGCGGCCATCACGGCGCGATCCCCAGGTCCGCACGAATGTCGTCGGCCAGGTCCGGCAGTAGGTGCTGGCCGTGCTCGAGCAGCGGCCGCTCGAGGTACTTGGGCCCGCCGCCGTTCGGGTGGTTCAGGCTCATGTCTTCGTGCTGCACGGCGGCGTACGCCTCCGCCGCGCCGCCGTAGCCCAGCGTGACGCGCACGCCGTCGTCGACGAACTCCGGCAGGCCCACATAGCCGGAATCGCGCAGGATGCCCTGGTCGACCGGCACGAAGTGCTCCTTCGAGTCGGCCATGATGACCTCGCCGCGGCGATACAGGGCGCCGCCGGCGGCGCGCAGCATCCGGCCCGGCACGCCGGCGATGTTGCCGAGCATCTCCTCGAGCCCCTGCAGCGTCACGTCGGCGTTCATCCCAGCGCCACCTCGGTCGCGTAGCGGGCGCCCGTCGACGGGTCGGCGACGCCGTTGATCGTCAGGATGGGCGCGGTGCGGCCGTCCGGGAGCGTGAAGCGATCGCGCACGTCGATGGCCACCGGGCGCGGGAAGGTCAGGCGGGCGATACTGAGCCGCTCGTGGCCTTCCAGCGTCCGCATCGGCTTCTCGGTCAGCTCCACCACGGCCTGGCGGTCGACGACCGCGGCATACGTGGGTTTCCCGTAGGCGTCCTGGCTGGTATACGCCGCATGGCCCACCGTCGCCTGCAGGCCGGCCGTCACGGCGTCGGCCGTGCGCAGGGCGGAGCGGATGAGGGCGTCGAGGGCCATGCGTCGTCTCAGGCGCGCGATAGCGCGATCGGGCCTTCCATCGAGCGCGTGCGCACCGTGCCCCACAGCGCGACGAGGTACCACACGGCATCCGGCAGCACCTTCACCAGCTGCGCCGGCGTCGCCCACGTCATCGAGATACTCCCGACCGTCAGCGACGTGAGGCCCTGGGCGTCGTTGTCGGCGGTGCGGTCGGCGGCGAGCAGCTGGCGCGCCAGTTCGGCGCAGGCCTCGGCGATCCGCTCCGGGATGGCCGTGCTACTCAGGACGTTGCCGTTGGCGTCCAGCAGCCCCGTGCGCGGCCAGGCGAGCCGCTGGGTCGTGGACGCCGCCGTGCCGCCCCACACGATGTGCTGGTCGAGCAGCCGCGTCGCCGTCAGCAGCGCGCGCTGCTTCCGCTCGACGTAGGTCTCGCGCCAGGTGTCGCCGTGCGCGTGCGCCTCGTGGTACGCGTCGGCCTGCGCGAGGGTCGCGTAGGCGTTCGCGTTCGCGGCGCCGGGCGTCGCGACGAGGGTGGGCGGCGGCATGGCGGTCTATTCGTCCTGCGCCGAGAAGGCGTCGATCTTGGCCTGCAGGGCCTTCAGCACGCCGGTGCGCGGCGACGGGCGCCCCGCTTCCTGCTGCTGCAGCAGCAGCAGCTCGCCGATGCTGGCGGCCGCCTCGATGACCGGGATCGCCTGGGCGACGGTCAGCTCGGCGATGTTCTTCACCGACGCGCCGGCCGGCGGCGCGGCGGGCGGCGGCACGTCCGACGTCGCTGGCGTGGGCGCGGCCGCGGGCGCCGGCGTCGCGTTCGGCTCGAAGGGCTTGTGCTCGGCCGGGTTGAAGTCCCGCTTCGCGACCACGAGGTAGTCGCCCGGCTTGTCCGGGTCGGCGATCCGAATGAACTGCATGGGTGGGGCTCCTGGTGTGTGGCGGTGTCGCGCGGCGAGGCCGGGATGGCCCCGCGCGCGCGAGCACCGCGAATCTCAGGACGTCAGACCGCTCAGTCGCGGAAGCGGACGGCCTTGTTCCCGTCGAGCGTCTTGACGCCGTAGAGGCAGTCGAGCGCGACGTAGAACTTGTCGTTCCCCGGGTCGGCCCAGGTGCGGGCGCGCACCGACAGCCGCGAGGTCGGGTCGACCGGCGTGGCGAACACGCGGACGCCCTGGCCGTCGTAGAAGTCGGGCAGCTTGGCCATGGCCAGCGTGAAGGCGTTGCGGTGGAAGGCGAGGTTCTGCACCTTCGACGCGCCCGAGGTGCCCGACAGCACGAAGGTCAGCACCTGGTTGTCGACCACCGCCGCCTCGAGGCCGCCGCCCTGCACGTTGGGCGAGCCGAAGAACGACACCGTGGCGTTGCCCGAGCCGTCCGCGGTCGCGTCGGCCGTCAGCACGTACTGCTGCGTGTGGCCGGTCACCAGCATGATGTCGCCCGCCTTGAGGGCGGCCGAGGCCGAGATGCCGTCGAGCACCACGGTCTTGATGCCCGCGGCGTAGCCGGCGCCGTTGTTCACCGCGCCCGCCAGGTCCGCCACCGTCGCCGACGTCGCCGTCTGCACGTTCTGGTTGGCGAAGAAGTTGATGCCGTAGCGCGTGCCGAGGAACCCGGTCATCTGCGACAGCACCGCGGCGTCGCCGCCGCCCTGGTTCTGCGTGAACGCCGAGACGTCGAGCAGCTCCTTCTCGGCCGTGCCGTCGATCATGAAGTGCACGGCGGTCGGGTCGTTCAGCGGCACCTTGTTGTTGAACAGCACCTTGCGCACGCCGGTGATGTCGCCGACCACCATGGGCGAGCTGGAGTCGACGTACCACGGCACGTCCTTGTAGAGCAGCGCCAGGTCCTGGTCGATCTTGTCGGCCAGCGCGTAGGCCGCGGGGCGGATGTGGTCGTTGATGATCCGCTCGCTGGAGTACGCCAGCTCCTTGTCGGTGAGGGCGAACTTGACCTCCTTCAGCGAGCTCAGGTTGATCTGGATGTTCGCCGCGGTGACGTCCTGCGCGGCCGAGGGGCCATCCTGGGCGCTGAAGGAGCCCGGCACGGTGATGTCGATGTACTGGCCGCGCGTGCGCGCCGTGTTGCCGTCGTCGTAGCCGCGGAACACGCGGCCCGCCATGCCGAGGGCCTTCTCGAGCGCCGTCAGGGCCTCGTTGGCGTAGAAGATGGGGTTGTACGAACTCAGGGTGTTGGACATACGCTCCTCGGTGACAAGTGCTGGAACTGCTGGGTGACCGAAGTCACGCGACCGTCCCGGTCATTCACCGAGGGCGTCCCGCCCCCGAGCGTGCGTGTGTGGGTCCGAACTGACCCGGGCCTTACCCGACGATGGTCAGCGTCTGCCCGGCCTTCTCCGCGGCCTGGCGGGCCGCCTGGTACTTACTGCGATCGCGGGCATCCGCCTCGCTGATGGTGAAGGGCCCGCGTGCCCCGCCGCCACCGCCCGCGCCGTTGCTCGCGCCGCCGCCGCTGCTGCCCTCGAAGAGGTGCGGCGCGGCCGGCGCAATCGAATCGGCCCACTCCTCCATCGACATCGGCTCGTTCGGCTTCTTGCCGAACACCACCTGGTCGCCCTTCATCGGGACGGCCTTCCCGTCGACGAGCCGGTAGACCTTGCGGCCGCGCTCGAGGAAGTCCTCGACCGCTTCGGCGCGCACCTTCTTCGTGGTCGCGATCGTCCGCAGCTCGTTGTCGATGACCAGCTCGGCCAGCCGCTTCTCGGCGGCAGTGAGCTTGCCGTCGCGCTCGGTGATCTTCGCGTCGTAGTCTTTCACCAGACGCTCGGTGCGCTGGCGGAACAGCTCGTCGACCTGGCCGGCGTCAATGAGCTTCTTGTCTTCGAGTTCCTGGAGCTTGGCCAGCGCCTCCCGCGCTTTGGCCGGGTCCGCATCGCCGAGCAGCTTCCGCAGGTCGGCGAGGGCTTTCTCCGAGGTCTCGCGCGTGCCGCGTTCCTTCTGCAGCGCGCTCTTGAGGCCACTGACATCCTCGAAGTCGGCATCGAGCACGAACGTCCCGTTCTTCTCGATGTAGAACCCGCGCACCGCCTCCGGCTGTGCGTCGAGTTCGGCCTTCGTCAACGTCGTCTTCAGCGTGGGCACGTGGGCCTCCTGGGTGACCGTCAGCCCCTCCCGGGCAGCGGTGAGCCGGGACTATCCTGCGTAGGTTTCCGGCGCCGGCGGGTTTTCGCACTACCGGAAACCCCGCGGAGGATGGCGCGGCGGAGCAGGCCGTGCACCGTGGCGTCGCCCTTCAGCGCCTCGCGGCAGTAGTGGTCATACAGCCAGGGCGGCAGCTTCAGCGACACGACGACGGGCCGGGCGTCCGGCGGGAGCCGTGGGCGGCCGCCGCGCTTCTCGCTCATCGCCCGCGCAGGCGCTTCGCGCGCTGCTGGTTGTCGATCGCCCGCTTGCACTGGAAGCAGACATCGTGATCCCGGTCCGCCCGCACGCGGCCGCCACGCACCCGGAAGCGGGCCGGGCGGCGTCGACAGCGGCGGCACAGCTGGGCGGCCATGCGCGTTCACTGCAGGCCGTGCCGCTCGACCAGCTCGCGGCCGTCGAGCGCGTGATGAATGACCAGGCAGCCGCCGTCGGGATACGGATCGCCGGTCTGCGGGTCGATGGTCTCGACGCGCGGGGCGCACCAGCAGCGGAAGCCGGTGTCGACGTGCGCGCGCAGGTCGTCGATCGGCAGGACGTGCACGGCGCGGGCGGCCTTGGACACCATCCACCTCACGCCATTCCCGCCGGGGTGAAGCACCGCCGCTCGCGGTGCGGGCTCATCGGCGCCGACGCCAGGTAGTAGGAGCCGTCGATCGCGCGCCCGACCAGCGCCCCCGTGGGCCAGAACACCAGCGCGTCGCGTTCGAAGAGCCCGCGCGAGACGCGCGCCCGATAGGACACCAGCAGCCAGCCGCAGTCCTCGCACCGCTGCTGGAACCCGTCGGGGGCCGCCGCCTGGTGCACAAGGCACAGGCCCTCGGCGTGCAGCGCGCGCTCGCTGGGCGCGGTGGCCACGAGCCGCTGGAATTTCTCCGGATGCAGGCGCAGCGTGTAGACCTTGCGGGTCGCCGTGCACAGCCAGCGCACGACGCCGGCGGGGTCCAGCGGCAGGCGGTGCCGTCGGCCGCACGGGCACGGCGCCGGCGCGAAGATGCTGGTGATCACGGCAGCTCCACCGGGTGAATCGGTTTCACCATGGCGTCGATGTTCGTCATCTCAGCGTCGATCGCCGCGCGTGCCCGCTCTAGCTCGTTCAAACTCCCGGCGATGGCCTGCTCTTCGAGGAAGTAGCCGTTGCCGTCGCACAGCCAGCGGAACCGGCGAGCGTCGGCCAACGCGTCAACCAGCCACGCCCGATACGCGACAGATTCAGCCGCGTTCACCGGATCACTTCCTGCCCCCGACCACGCGGTCGAAGCCCTTGACGCGAAGCGCGCGCTGCCACTGTTCGAGGAGCGCCGGCGTCTGGTCGATGCACTCCGGCCAGATCGCCATCTGCCGTTCGGGTGGCGTGTTGTTCCACGCGCGGATGCGCTTGCGCCGGCGCCACCACGCCTCGAGGCGCTGGGCGAGGGTCGGGCGGGGCACGGGGGCAAAGGTGCGGTCAGGCATGGGGTCTATCGCTCCTGTCGTCGGTGAATCCGCCGCCGGTACCACGCCAGCACCGGCGGGCGCAGCAGTCGTGGTGGAGGGTAGGTGTGGCGCGTGGGCTCGGCCAGGCCGGCGCCGGCGTCGCGCGGGCTCGGCCAGGGCGGCGGATCGGTCATGGTGGGCACCGCGCCCGCGGCATCGGCGCAGGTCGAAGCCGTGGTCGCGGTGTCGATGGCCATCAGGACGACGACCGCCGTCGACGCGATGGCCTCCACGGCATACAGGCGGGCCATGCCGGGCGCCATCACGCCTCCGGCCGAGATCGCCGCGGGATCACCAGCACCGTGGTGCAGCGGCAGTTCGGGTGCAGCGGCGGGCCATCGCCGCCGCCGCGCGGAAAGGCCTCGTCGAGCCCCACCTCGACGCCGCCCAGCGGCTCACACGCGGGGCACAGGCGATCGTCGTCGGTGACGACCCACCGGCGCCTCGCGGTGTCGGGCAGCAGGCCCTCGGCCCGTGCCTGGCGCCACGTCTCGTCGCGGCCCTCGCGCCCGGCGCGGATCGTCTCCGTGCGCGCGATCGTCTCCGACCGCTTCCGCAGCAGCTGCGCGGCGTAGCGTTCGGCGGCCCGGGCCACGGTGTCGGCGGAGGCGCCCTCCTCGAGCAGGCTGAAGCGGTAGTTCATGACCGCCATCGCCTGGCGGTCGGTCAGCCCGATCGTCGGCCGCAGGATGCGCGCCGCTTCCGCCGGCGGGATGCCGTCGCGGATGCTCCGCACGATCGTGGCCTGGATGCCCTGGCGCGTCGACTCGGTGACCTCGCGCACCAGGCGCGCGCCGCGCCCGGCGGCCGTCAGGGCGCGCGGGTTCACGACGTCGAAGCGCAGCTGTAGCCCGAAGGACTGATCCAGGGCATCGGCCGCCACGCGCTGGGCCTCGTCGAAAATACGGTTCACGGTGGCCACCGCGGCGCGCAGGTCGGCCGACAGGCCGGCCAGCTTCGCGTCGAGCCGCACGCTGATGCGGCCCTGCGCCACGGCGTCGATCAGGTCGTCGAGCGTGACCGTCCCGCGCAGCGCGTTGACGGCCTGCAGGAACTGCCGACGCACCGCGGGGCGGAGCCGGTCGGCGAAGGCGTGGATCGACGCGGCGGAGGGGCGCGCCATCAGCGCACCACCAGGGCCGGCGTCCACCACACGTCGAACGTGACGATCGGCGATCCGGGTGGGCGCGGGGCGCCGTTCATCGTGTGCAAGTACTCGCAGCCGAAGTGCCAGCCGGTAGCCGACACGAAGTGATAGCGCCCGCGCGCGAGCGGCGGGACGCACGTGCCCCCGACGCCCGCGCGGCCCAGCGCCCTGACGATCTCGCGCGCGGCCATGCGTGCCGCGCCCTCAACGGGAAGGCAGACATCGATCCGGAAGCACGACGTCGGGTGGTCGCCTTCCGGGGCCACCGCGGCCCGCGGCAGCGCGTTGAAGACGTCGATGAACGCCTCGGCAGCGACCCGCACAAGATCGGCAGCCACGGTCTACGCTCCGGCGGCCGCCGCGGCGTCGACCGGCGCGCCCGCCGGCTTCGTGGCGCCGCCCTGCGCATCCGGCTGCTGGCCGCCCGGCGGCTGCACGCCCGCGAAGCCCTGCAGCGCCGGCGGCGTCGCGTCCACCGTGTCGGCGTCGATTTCCTCCCGCTCGGTCTCGAAGGCCACGCCCGGGCGCGTCAGCTCGGCGCGCGTCAGGTTCCAATAGAACGTGCGGCTGCTGATCTCGCCGGCCTGCAGGGCCAGCAGCAGCTTCGCCACGAGCTCGGGCGAGATCGCGACGCCCAGGAAGTCGGTGTTCAGCCCGACGGTGACCTGGGCATCCGGCGTGGTCAGGCCCGCCCACCACACGTGCCAGCGCAGCGCCTGCGTGAGCGCCTGGTCGACGGCGATCGTGATCTTCTTCAGCACGCTCTCGTCGCCGGCGTGACGCAGGCGCACCGTCGCCGCGGCCTCGGCGTCGACCTTCTGCGCTTCGAGCAGCCGCGCGCCCAGCACCGCCATCTGCTCCTGCTTGTCGCGCAGGGCATCGCGCAGCGCCGACAGACCCTGCCCGGTGTACTCCAGCATCCCGACCTTCGTCTCGGGGCTCTGGAAGGTCCACGCGACCGAGGAGCCGATGCGGTACACCGGCGTCGCCACGGGGTGGCCCTCGGGGTTGTCGGGCGACGCCGGCGCCACCCCGGCGCCGTTGAAGCCGCAGATGTAGGGCGTGGGCGAGCTGGTGAAGAAGCGCGCCCGCTCGAGGTCGGCCGAGCTGCGGTAGTGCGACAGGTTCAGATCGACCAGGTCGAGCAGCGGTGGCTTCGACACCTCCTCGGTGATGCCGGCCGCGCCGGCGAACACGAACGGGATGAACGTCAGGGCCTCGCCACGGCGCCGCGGCGACACCGGCGGGTCGGCGACCCACTCCTCCGCCTCGCCAGCCGTCGGCGCCGCGCTCTTCTTCCAGACGGTCACGGTGTAGACCTCGGCGCCACCGGGCGTCGCCGGCGCCAGCGTCAGCACCCGATACTGCGTGCCCTCCGTTTGCACGAACGGGTCCGCGGGATCGACCGTGGCCACCGTCTCCTGCAGCACCACCAGCGTCAGCACGCGGCGGCCCTGGCGGACGTCCGTGCGCCAGTTGATGATCTGCTCCGCGCGATACAGCACCCAGTACGGCCGGGCCTCGACCGCCGGCTGCTCGGGCAGGTCCACCAGGACGCCGGCGCGCCCCACGCACAGGTCCTGCTCGACGAGCTGCTTGGCGAAGGCCTCGAGCGGGACGCCCTGCGACGTGACGTCGGCCAGGTGCGGCTTGATGCCCTCCGGCACTTCGACCGCGGGCTCCTTCCGCAGCACCGCGCCGGCCAGGCCGTCGACCGTGCGGCCGCTGGCGCCGTAGAAGTCCGCCCGCAGCTTGTAGGCTTGATACTCCGCCTCGCTCTGGCCGTCGAGCCGCGGCAGGTAGTCGGCGCCGCGAGCGCGCACCGCGTCGCCGCCCTCGTAGGCGTCGCGGCACCGCTGCCACCGAGCTTTTGCCGTGCCGTACGCGGTGTGTTCGGTCGTCACTTTGGCCATCAGTGGGCTCCTCGAAGTTTCAGCGTGCCGCCGCCCTTACCGGCGATCGTCAGCTTGTTGAAGGCGCCGGCGGCGGCGTCGATCTGGTCCTTGTAGGCGGCCTTCGCCTCGAAGCCGTGGGCCTCGCGGAGGAACGCTTCATTCCACTCGCCCTGCAGCAGCGAGACGTTGCCGGCGAGCGCCTGCGCCGCGAGCGGGTTCGCGCGCGCCAGCTTGTCGCCGCTCACCCGGTCCGCGTAGACGGCGTAGCCGCGCAGGCTCAGGATGGTGTTGTCGGCCGACTCTTTACCGCCACTGCCTGGCTCCTGCTCGATCCAGACCGTGACGCCGGGCCCGTCGGCCTGGGCGACCTGCTTGATCACCGGCTCGCGGTTCGCCGCCGACCACTGCCCGCGCACCACATCTTCGATACAGACCCGGCCGTCGGCGTGCAGCGCCATCAGCACGCCGGCGGTGAACTTGCCGCCGCCCTCGGTGCCGGCCTTGTCCCAGTAGCGCACGCGCGTGGCCTGGGCCCACTTCGCAGGCTGGGTCTTGAACCCCGCCCGGTTGAAGACCTTGCCGGCGACCTCGCGCACCTTCCAGTTGCCGCCCCGATCGCCCCCGAGCAGTCGCTGCTGCTCCACCAGCGGCAGCATGCGCACGTTGGCCAGGTACGCGGGGTCGGCCTTGTTGCCGATCTCGTTGTCCTGCAGGCGCGCCAGAACGAAGGTGATGGACTTCGCGTGCGTGCCATGGCCAGGGTGGCGCTCCTCAAGGTCGTCTTTCGCCAGCGCCTCGCGAGACTCATACGCGTCGTACTCGTCAGGGCCACAGGTCACGTCCGACCAGACCAGGTCGTCGCCCACGCGAATCAGCCACCGGATGACGCCGCTGCGCTCGGTCAGTGCCCAGCCCTCCGCGTCGATCCACCACGCGAGCAGGCTCGCCAGGAAGCTGTCAGGGTCCGGGTTGCAGCTGGCCCGGATGTAGGGCCGCACGCCGCACGTCGAGCGGTTGCGGCTGAACATGTAGAAGAACTGCTTCTCGGTGAACTCCTCCAGCTGGTCGAAGCCAATCAGCGCGATCTGCGCGCCCTTCCAGTCTTCGAGATCCTTGTCGTATTGCAGGCCCGCGAACCGGCCAGAGGCGCCACTCGGGAACGTCCATTCGCGGGTGTGCTCGCGGGGTACGCCACCGGCCAGCGGGTACCACTTCGTCGACTCGTCCCACATGCCGCCCTTGTTCGTGATGCGGGGCATCTCGCGGCGGAATAGCACGAAGGTGAAGCCCGGCACGTCGATGTTGCGCAGCGGTTCGTAGACCAGCGACCAGGTCTTGCCGCCGAACAGGCTTCCCCCGATGATGGCGACGTCGGCGGGCGTGCGCAGGAACAGCTCCTGCGGCCCGGGCTGCGGCCGCACCTCACGGCGAGGCGGCGCGACGGGGGCGGCTGTGGTCACGCGGTCGGCTCCTTCGCGGTCCAGCAGTCGCAGCGCGCGTGCAGGGGCACCCAGCCACCGACGCCGTCGCCGCCGGTGCTCTGGCACAGCCCTGTGCCTTCGATGGCGTACGTCGTGTCGATGAAGTCGCAGTTGGCGCACGTCTGCGCGGCGCGGTCGAGTGCGTCGGCCCCGGCCTCGCACGCGCACTTGTTCTTCGCATCCATCACGCCAGCCAGCGCGCGCAGACGTTCGGCGGCGGTCACGCGCCGCCTCCCTCGCCCGTGCGCGATCGCCCGTTGTCGGGCATGTACAGCTGCACCACCTCGATCGGCCCGCCCGTCGGCCCGGCCAGTCTCGTCGGCGCGTCGAGGCCCAGCAGCTTCGCCCGGCGGTCGAGGCAGCGGATGTAACTAATGACGGCCTTCGGGATGCCCTTCTTGACGGCCTTCGTCAGCCCTTGGATGGCAGTGTCGAGCCGCGCGAGGTCAAGCGCGCGTTCATCTTCCCGCGCCTCGGCCCGTAGCGCCTCGTTCTGCACCCGCTCGGCCGCGAGGTCCTTGCAGACGGTCGACGCGTTCACGCCAAGTGCTCGACCGATCTCCCGGTAGCTACGCCCACCGATGCGCAGCTCCAGCACGCGCAGGCGACGCTGCGCGATGCGTTCGGCTTCGCCGGGATGGGGTGGGCGTTTGCGTTGCCGCTTACTGTCGTTGCGGGCCACGGCTGCCGCGCAGTGTGCGCACAAACGTGGGCGATCCGCTCAAGTGGCCTAGCGGTAGGCCGGTGGCGACCGTCAGCGCAGGTCGGGCGCGATGTCGTGCAGCTTCTGCTGCACCCGCGCGACGTTCTCGACCAGCATGGCGTGGCGGCGCGTCAGCGCCTGCAGCTCGTTGTGCAGCGCGCCGATGGCCAGCGCGTTCAGGATGACGATGACCGTGAGCAGCGCGATCGCGACCAGGAGCGTCATGACAAGTGCCTCGGATGCCGACTGATCCACCGCGCGTAGCCGCCGAGCTCGCTGTCGGCTTCGAACCAGACGCGGAGCCCGAGTTCCGGCGATGTGCCGTCCCGGTAGCACTCGCGGTCGCTGTAGACGTAGAACGACCCGTTGTCGGCCGCGATCTCGCCGAAGCCGCCACCGTAGGCGCTGGCGGACAGGTGCACGGAGACCATTGTGCCGGCGAGGATCATGGCGCCACCCTATCAGCGGGCCGCGCGTGCCGTAGATCGCTCGGCGAGATGGTGGTCTCGTAGCTGCTCCAGCGGTGGCCACACTGCGGGCACCGGCGGCGCCGCCAGATGGCGCCGCGCAGCTGGCGCGTCTTCAGCACCTCGCTGCGCACCGGGAGCTTCCGCGTCGCGTGGCAAACGGGGCAGAAGTGCGGGGGCGCGGGGCTCACGACCGCGCCCCCGGTCCGCCCTCGCGCGTGATGGCGCCGAGGGCCCTGGCGTGGTGCGCCTTGAGCGCATCGGCGGACAGCGGCGCCGGCCGCGGCGCGAACCCGCGCTTCCGCTGCCGCGGGTGTGGGTAGCAGGGGCAGCGGCCCGCGCAGTCTTTCCGGCCGCCGCAGAACGCGCAGCGTGGCCGGCGGGTGACGGTATCGCCGGGGTGGATCATGGGGTCTCCGTGGATGCGTCGAACTCGTCGAACTCGCCCGGCTTGGCGTCAACGCCCAATGGCCGGAAGTGGAGCGCACGAGCACACCTTCACGGCCGTCGATGCGCACGCGAGCGCCGATGTAGGCAGGCACGCCGTAGTAGCTGCGCACGTAGTCGTAGCAGTCGGGCATCGGTGGTCTTCTCATGGACTACTCGTCTCTCTCCGTGGCCTGCGGGGACGCGGGCAGCGGCATCCAGTGCGTCGGCGGCCGATAGTCGGATTCTTCCCCGCTGATCCACATCCCGGCGTCGTCCTGTTGCAGCACTTGCGGAAGCCAGTGGGGACGGTCAGCCCAACCGGCAAGCACGTCCGTTCGTTTCGGAGCCGTCTCGATGGGCCGCCAGTTCGCCACCAGCCCCGGCGGGTCCGACGCGGGCGGTGCCTGCGCGGCGAGTTCACGCCAGTCGGGCACGTACTCGTCCATCTCGCTCGGGTGGAAACCGCCCCTCTCGGCGAGACGTTCCAGCGATTGCCCGGACCCGAAGCGAGCGCGGTACACGCTGTAGGCCAGATCAGCCAGCCACCACGGGATACGCGTGGGGTGCGGCTTCGCCGCACGCTCTGACTGGATCGGAAACGTCCGCGCCTCAGCGGGCGTGGCGGCGAGCGCGGCGAGTACTTGCCGCACGTTCTCGGCGATGCCCTTCGACGTGTCGAACCCATCTTGCAATTCGCAGTAGCCGCTTGCCAAGCCCTCCAGTGCGCTTAGCGACGACAGTGCCTTCTTCATCTGCTCCGGTGTCACGGTCGCCATCAGCGCCCACCTTTCGCGGCGTCGCTCCAGATGCCGATATGCTCGCCCTCGACCTGCGCCCGCGCCCACCCGGTCCACGATTCTTCGGGCGGGTCGTCTTTTGAGCCGCAGAACTCGGCGTAGTCGCTAGGCATCGGCAGTCCCAGCAGCTTGGCCAGTTGCCGCACGTCCTCGCCTGCGTCACCAAGGTGGTCGGCAAGACCAAACGAGTGGATGAAATGCGGCCACAGCCTGCGCACCTTTGCTTCGAACGTTTCGTCGGTCGCCATCTACGCACCCTCCTGCAGGCCATCGGCCGCCACCACCCACCGCCACACGGTGCGGCTCACCCCGTACGGCTGCGCCTGGCGGCCCGCGCTCTCGATGCACCCGGGCCGCGCCGCCATCAGCTCGCTCCGCCGGGCGCCGACGGTCGTCGACAGCACGCCCAGGGCGGCTGCGGCGTCGTGGTCGCTGAGGGGTCCGCGGTCGCGCAGCAGCTGCGCGTACCGCTCGCGGAGCGTCTCGCCCACCCGCCGGGCCCGCCGGAGGCCGGATCGCCGGCTGCGGACCGCGGCGGGATACTGCATCGTCAGTTGCTGCGTCATGACGGGTTCACCGTGTGGCGCGAGCCCTGGCGCATCTCGCGGAAGTCGAGCAGGTAAGCCGCGGCGGCCTCCGGCGCCAGGCCGATCCGGGTCGTCAGGAACGCGAAGAGCATCTGGTCGGTGGCGGCGGCTTCGATAGCGCCCTGTAGCATGCCGACGACCTCGCGCGCTTTCGGGAGGTCCATCTGCGCGATCTCGCCGTTCAAGACGAGCTCGACGCGCCCCTCCTTTGTGGTGGCGCTGAGCAAGGAGCCAACTTCGATCCGGTCGCCGGCGGCATGACGCTGGGCCGCCGTGGAACGCAGGGCGATGCCGAACATGTCGATCACCTCACCGTAGGGCGTTGTGCCGAAGCAGTGGTCGTAGCCCGCTCTGGCCAGCAGCGCGGAGACGGCCGCATAGACCGTGGGAGGCACGTCGAGGACGGCGTTGGTACGTGTCGCTCTCATCGCCAGTTCCGCTTCCGGCTGGCGCGCTGCTGTGCGCGCTTCGCCATCTTGGCGGCCGCGGCGCCGCGCTTCCGCTGCCGTCGCGCGCGCGTGCGATCGCGCTGCTCGAACAGCGGCTGGAGGTTCTTGAGCGCCTCGATCGGCCCCTGTACCAGAGCGTTCCTCGGCACGCCCGCGGCGAGCGCGTCCTCCAGACTTCCGTAGATCACTCCCGTTCTCGTGTCCATGATCAGGCTCCCCTTTTCAACGAAAAGACGTTGGTGGTCTTCATGTCGCGTCTGGTCACGGTGTATTCACCTGGCCTTTCACGCTGCGCCCCACGTCGGATTTCGACATCGCCTCCGCGCGGCGCTGCGCCTCGGCGTTCAGCTCCGCGCGGGTCTTCAGCTCCCACCAGCTGCGCCCGCCGCTGACGGTCTGCTTGCCCACGGCGCGCACGTCGCGCGGCTGGCGGAGGCCGCGGGCCTGCTCGACGTCGAAGTCCGGCGACGGCGCGATCAGGTCCAGCACGTCGACACCAGCGGCCGCGGTCAGCTCGTCGCGGCGTAGCGCGTCCCGGCGCCCTCGCCCGTCCGCGTCACCAGGCCCTGGTCGACCAGCGCCATCAGGCGCCGGCGCAGCGAGATGTTCGCCAGGCCCGTCTTCGCCCGGGCCTCGATCGCGCTCGTCGGTGCCGGCCCGCCCAGCGTCCGCAGGGCCTTCAGCAGCGCGCGCGCGGTGTCGTCCTCCGCGTCGGGGGCCGCCGGAGGGCGCGCCTGACGGACCGCCGGGGCCGTCGCAGGGGTCGCAGGCGGCGTGTCGCCGCGCAGGGCCGTCAGGGCCGTCACCAGCCGGGCGCGCTCCACTTCCAGCGTCGCCAGCTGGCCCTCGATCATCGTGATGGCTTCCGTGAGACTCATGGGGTTCCTCGATCACCTGGTAGTGCCGCCCCGCCGCGCGCACCCGCCCCAGGGTGAGCAGGGCGCGCAGGGCCGAAAGGACCTCGAGCAGCGACAGCGTCGTGTGCCGCAGCAGGTCGGTGGTGGTGCCCGGCCGGCGGGCCAATGCCGCGCGCACGCGCGCCATGGCCGCCGGATCGGGCGTGGTGGCCATGGGTCAGGCCGCCGCCGCGCGCCCGCCCGCCGCCATCCGGCGCCAGCAGGCGTGGTAGGCCTCGGCGTAGCAGCGCCGATAGGCCTCGGCGGCCGTCGGCGCGGCCGCCGCGAGGGCCGCGCAGCGGGCCACGTGGGCGCGTTCCTTGCGCACGGGCGGGCGGGCATACCCCGCCCGCACGGCGCGGCCCCTGGCGCACTCCCAGCCGTTCCGCCAGCCACGCCGGCCGGCGTCGGGCTTCGTCGCCGTCGCCAGGAACGCGCGCAGGCGGGCGACGAAGGCGCGGCGCATGCGCGCCCAGCCCCCGGCCAGCGCGTCGGCCACCTTGTCGGGGTGCCGCTGCCAGTACGCCGCCTTCGCGCAGCCCTTCGAGCAGAACTCGCGCCGCCGCCACTGCTGGCGCCGCGACAGCGGCCCGCCGCAGTGCTGGCAGTGCGTGCGCGTCGGGGCCGGCGTGCCGTGGCGCGTTCGCATCACGCAGCGCATCGAGCAGTGCTCGCCCCGCCGGGCCTGCGCCCATGTCAGGGGCGTGCTACAGACCCGGCAGTGGGTGGGCGCGCGTCGGGCGAGCGGCCGGCGGCGCGCCAGGTTGGCGCACGGCCGGCCGCAGCACCGGGTGCCCCTTGCCACCTGCGCCGGCGTCAGCGTCCGACGGCAGCCCTCCCGTGCGCAGGTCATCGCGCTTTCGCCGCCTTCGCCCGGGCCCGCTTCTTCGCCGGGGTGGCCTTCGCGTCCGTCGCCGGCGCGGCCGGCGTCAGCGCAGCGGCCGCCCGCTTCATGATCGGCGCGAGGTCCACGCCAAGCACCTTCGCCAGTGGCTCCAGGTCCTCGAACTCGTACCGGTAGTTCGTCCAGCTCGAGTTCGACTTGTCCGGCGCCCGCCTCTCCAGCTCGGTCCCGACGCAATGGCCGACCAGATCGCCGACGGTGACCACCGACGCGGGGCGCTTCGTGCCCATGTCGAGGGCGAACCACAGCAGGGCGACCGGATCGGCGCTCGGTGCCGCGGCCGTCAGCGCGTCGCGGATCGCCGGATACGCCTGCCGATACTGCGCGTTGAACGCGATCCGCTTCGCGTCGGCTGCCTTGCGCTGCTCCGCCTCGGTCTTGCGTTCCGAGGCCTCCCTCGCATCCGCCGCCGCGCCCTGGCCGCTGGCACGCAGCTTGTCGCGCTTCTTCTTCTCAGCGATCTCGGCCTTCCAGTGGGTCTGGCAGGCCTCCCGGGCCAGGCACACCTGGAAGGCCGTCCCGTACTCCGGCCCGGCCACCACCAGGCCCAGCACCGAGTGCTCGCAGGTCGGCGCGTCGGCGCGGCGGCCGCGCGCGTCGAGGACCGTGCCCACGGTGCCGTCGGCGCGCCGCCAGGAGCGGGGCCCGTAGATACGGCCCTCGGTCTTCACCTCGTCGGCGAGGTGGTACTCGTGCGTGATGTGCACGACCTTCTTGCCGCGGCCCGTCTTCGCCTCGGCGGCCGCCAGCTGCGTGCTCAGCCGGCCGAACTCGAGCGGCGCGGTGGTGGCCAGGTGCGACACATCGAGCCGCACGTGGCGGGCGATCCACGCCTCCAGCTCCTTCACCGTCGCCGTCTTGAGCCCGGCGTACGGGTCGGCCGTGCGCGCGTCGGGGGCCGCGTCGTCGTCGCTGCGATCGAAGGACAGTCCGCCCTCCCGGCCGGCCCACAGCCCGCCATAGGTGGGCCGGAAGTGGGCGCCGTCGCCAGGGTCCGCGGCGCGCGTCTGGTCGTCGGGCTTCAGCTTCGACAGCACCTCGGCGTGCGCGATCGTGATGCGGCCCTGGTCGAGCAGCTGCTGCAGCGCCGGAATGAGATCGAGCAGGCGCAGGCGGTCGGCCACCCACCGCTCGCTGCGCGACACGCGCTTCGCCAGCTCCGCCGGCGTCGCCTTCGAGGCCTTGAGCAGCGCCTTGAAGCCGCGCGCCTCTTCCAGCGGCGTCAGGTCGCTGCGCTGGATCGCGTTCTCCAGCTGCAGCTCGAGCACGCCGGCATCGGTCAGCGTGTTGCGCTGAATGACGGGCACGAACTGCAGGCCCGCGTTCTGCGCCGCGCGGTACCGGCGCTCGCCATCGACGATCTCGAAGCGGCCCTTCGCCGTGGGCCGCTCGCGCACCAGCAGCGGCACGTCGATGCCCTTGCGCTGAATGGACTGCGTGAGGTCGGTCAGCCCCTCGAAGTGTTTGCGTGGGTTGGATGGCGACGGGTACAGCTCGCTCATCGGGATGACGGCCGCCAGGACGGCGCCGCCTTCGGTCGGCACGGTGATGCTGTTCATGGACGTGTGGACTCCGAGAAAAGTCGAAACGTGGGGTGGCCGTTACTGCAGGGTGTCGCCGGCGTCGAGGGTCCGCAGGACCGGCTGATTCGCGCTCGCGCGCTGCCGGTCGATGCGGTCGATCAGGAGGGAGATCGCGTTGCTCGCGTTATCGAGGTCCTTCTTGGCGTCCGACGCCTTGGTCTTCGCGTCGTCCCAGCGCCCCGCGCACTCATTGCGCTCGTGGTTCAGCTCGATCAGCTGCGCGATCGCTTCTTCGTCACTCAGCGGGCCGTCGAACACGCCCTGCTCGGGCGGCGGCGCCGCCGCGATCTCCGCCCCGTCGTCGTTCGCCGCCGCCGCCTTGCCGTCTTTCAGCTTCTTCGCCATGGAGTCTCCTATCGTGAAAAGTTCCGCGGGAGGCCGAAGTGCACGTTCGTCAGCACGCGATCCCGCTGCTCGCCGGTGACGATTACCCACTGGTCGCCGGTCTTGCCGCCCGGCTGCATCCAGAGCTGTTCGATCGGGCCAAAGCGCTTCTTCAGGCCGACCAGGTCGACGACATGCGCCGTCGGCTTCGAGGGGTGCGGGCGGATGACGCGCCCGACCTGCTGGTAGTAGAGGGCCAGCGACATCGTCGGCCGCGCCAGCACCACGGTGGTGAGCTCGGGATAGTCGAAGCCCACGCTCAGCACGCCGACGTTGGCGACGACGCGCAGGAGGCCCTTCTTGAAGGCCCACAGAATCTGCGCGCGCTTGTCGGCCGGCGTCTCGGCCGACACCACCGCGGCGCCCGGGATCGCGGCGGCCAGGGCCTCGCTCTCCTCCAGGAACCGCGTGAACACCAGCACCGATTTATGCCCGGTCGCCAGCAGGTGCTCGACGATGGCGTGCAGGCGCGACACGAACCCGATCTCGGTAAAGTGCTGCTGCAGCGCGCGATCGTCGAAGTCGGCGCCGGTCGAGTTGAGCCGCACCTTCGTGGTGTCGACCACCTGCGGCTCGTGATACGCCAGCGGCGCCAGGAAGCCCGCGCGGAAGAGCGGCGCGAGGTTCAGGTAGTACACGACATCGGTGAAGATGCGCGGCCGCGTGCGCGTCAGGAAGCGCAGCTGCGCGCCCATGCTGTCCGAGGCCAGGCGGTATGGCGTCGCCGTCAGCCCGATCACCCGGGCGCCCTCGAGCACCGCCAGGAAGTCGCGATACATCCCGCCCTTCGGGTTGACCAGGTGGGCCTCGTCGATCAGCACGTACTTGAAGTGCTTGAAGGCCTCGACGTGGTTCATGACGCTGCCGATCGTGGCCAGGGTGATCTGGCCGACCCGCTTGCGGTTCAGCGAGGCCGACCAGATCGCGGGCGCGTAGCCGTAGCCCCGCAGCTTCTCGGCGTTCTGCTGCAGGATTTCCTTCGACGGCTGGAACACCAGCACCGGCGCGTCGAGCCTGGCCGCAATGCCGGCGATGACCAGCGACTTGCCGGCGCCCGTCGGAATCACCAGCAGCCCGTTGCGCCCGCGCAGGCGCGGGTTGGTCAGGAACTCGACGCTGCGATTGACCGCGTTCTGCTGGTAGCTGCGCAGCACGTAGCCGGGCACGGCCGGCGCGAGCAGCGCGCTCACGGCACACCGCCGAGTCGGGACGCGGGCAGCTGCTCGCGCTTCAGGAAGCCCGCGGCGACCAGCCAGGCCATCAGCGCCGACAGGCCGCCAGTAACGTGGGCATGGCCGGCGTTGAAGCACCGGCGGCGGAAGTCATCCTGTTCGGGGCGCAGGCGCCCCCGTTCGGATTTCACCTCCCACCACACCGCCGTCTCGGCGCCGCCGGCGCCGCGGCGCGGGATGATGGCGTACACGTCCGGGAAGCCCGGCGTCTGACACGTGCCCTGGTAGTCGCCGCCCGGCCGCCGGGTGCCCAGCACGCCCACCCAGGCCCCGAGCGAGCGCAGCAGCGCCACGCCCTGGGCCTGCTCGGCCTTCTCCGGCACGACCGGCCGACGCCGGCGCGGGGCCCGGATCGTGGACTGCGCGCGCAGGCTCATGCGGGCCACCGCCCGCTTGGCGTCCAGATGGCCACGCGATCGTGCGGCCGCTGGCGCCCGCAGGGCCGATACTCGACGGCGCCGTCCCGATACGCGCCGTCGGGCACGCGCGCGAGGACCGTCGATCGCCGCTGATCGGGAAAGACCCGCACGCTGCGCGCGTCGGCGCGCACGGCGAAGAGGCGACCGGTGCCGGCAATCTTGCCGACCAGACAGACGGTCACGAAACGCTCGCTGGCGGTCGCGGCCGGGGCGGTCATGCCGCGCTCCCGGACGTGACGTCCTCGCGCGCCGGCGGCAACGCCAGGCGCGCCGGCTGGGCCTCCGTCAGCAGCATCGCCGCCTTGTGGCACTCGCACCGCTGCATCCGCGCGATCCCATCCGGCGCCGTCACCTCGCGCCAGCCGCGGTGGTCCACCGTGCAGACCTCGCAGGCCTCCATCAGCTGGCGCGCCTGGGCGGCAACCGCGCGGCGCCGATCGTCGATGACCGCGGCGCAGGCCGCGCGCACCTCGCCGGGCTTCGGCATCCAGGTGATGCCCTGGCCGAAGACCCGCGCGAAGCCGGCCTCGAGGACATCCCGCGGCACGTCGTGCAGCTGCATGATCCACGCCTGCACCACCTCGCGCCCGACGGTCTCGTCGTCGAACAGCGTGGTGGCGGAGGCCCGCACCGCGGGCTTCAGCAGCGCGGCGAAGTACGCCTGGTGCTGCGCGTCGCGCGCGGACCAGATACTCGAGCCCTTCATGACGGAGTCCTTCCCTGCGCGATGAGCGCATCGATGCCGGCGGCGTGCCCCCGCGGCCGCGCGGCGGGCTTGTTGCTGCCATGGGTCGCCGACCACGCGTGCTTCCAGAAGTCCCACACGCTGTCGCCCGGGATGCCCTGGAAGCCCGCGCGGTAGGCCAGGGCCCACTCGCGCACCTGTGCCTCGGCCTGCTCGGGGTCGGCGCCGGCCGCGCGCACCCGGGTGACGAACTCGCGGAAGAGCCGCCCCGGGAAGCAGACGAAGTCGCAGAAGCCCTCGACGTGGTCGCTGTGCTCCACGCCCCAGCGCCCGGGGCTCGTCAGCAGCCCGGGGCGGCCGGGCGGCAGCTTCGGCGGGCGCGGCGGGCCGGCGACGGCCGCCGCCACCGCCCCCCCTGCACCCCCCGCAGAAGCATCAGCAGGAGCATCTGCAGTAGCGGGAGCATCGCACGCGCGCGCGTGAGGGGCCAATCGTGCGCGAACTTTGGGGTGAAAGTCGGCGAAGAGTGCGCGAGTTTTGGTCGAACATTGCTCCAAAAGTTCCGCAGGAACGGGCGGGTGTGACGTCGCGCTGGCGTGCTTCAGCCGCTGCCAATCCTGCCAGTCGGGCTGGTAGAGATACCGGCGCGCGCCGTCCGTGAAGACGCCGCAGAGCCGCAGCTCGATCAGGCGCTCGATCGCCTGCTGCACCACCCTCGCCGGCTTCTGCTCGAGCCGCGGGCTTTCGCCCTGCAGCTTGGCGGCCGTCGCCGGGCACACGCCGAAGTCGTCGGCCGCCAGCTGGTAGCTGATCCAGACGCAGAACTCAAAGTCGGTCAGGGCCGAGGACCGATCGCCGGTCTCGGCTTCTCGGTGAATGAGCCGGTACGTGGCCATCAGTTCCTCGGGGCGGCCTTCGTGGCGATGTCGACGTCCATCCGCTCGAACGTCTCGCGATTGGCGCGGGCGCCCGCCGCGGCCATCGCGGTGCAGCCGGCCTCGTGGGTGGGCGCGTCGCAGTAGGCCTCCAGCGCCTGGGCGACGCCGCGGAGGGACGCGGTCTTGCGCGCGAAGTTCTCGCGCGGGTCGGGAATCATCACCAGGCGCGCCAGCATCGTGGCGGTCGCACTGATCGAGATGTCGAGCGGCGCGCCGAGCGTGCTGAAGAACTCGGTCAGCACGTCGCAAAGCACGTGCATCGCCGCTTCTTTCTCCCGCAGCTGCTGCACCGTCTGCGGCAGCAGGCCATTGGTCTGATCTGGCCCCAGGTTGCTCATGCGGCCTCCTGAAATGGTGGCCGGCACACGCGCACCTGGCCGTCGTCTAACCGCAGCTGCACATCCGCCAGGGCCGCGGCCGCGGGGTTGTGCGAGACGAAGATCACGTGCCGCACGTGCCCGATGGTGCGAACGCGCCGCAGCATCTCGATGTAGCGCAGGGCGTTCTCGGGATCGAGCGGGCCGGTCGTCTCGTCGCGCCACAGCGTCTCGATGGCGCCGGCATGCCGCGCGTTGATCACCAGCGCGAGGGCGTTCTTCAAGGCCTCGTCGACCAGAATCTGCTCGCCGCCGCTGAGGTCGGCCAGGTCGCGCGCCGCGCCGCCGCGCAGGTTGTCCAGCACGCGCAGGTCGAAGACCTCCTTCGTGCCCTTGCCGTCGGCCTTCTCCGCCTGGGTGATCAGCTCCACCGTGAAGCGCGGGCCGAAGCAGACGCTGAGCAGGTCGTTGGTGTAGGCGCTGACCGTCGGCCCGGCGGCGTCGATTTCGAGCACCGGCAGCCCGTCGCGCCCGAAGGCCCGCGCCAGCAGCGCCCACTCCCGCACCTCGGCGTTGATCTGGTCCATCTGCCGCGCGACGGCGGCCGCGGCCGCCGTCTTCTGCTCCCAGGCGTGCAGGCGTTCCGATAGCGTGGCCAGTTGCTGCTCCAGCCGCGCGCGGTCGCCGGCGAGCGTCAGCGCCCGGGCGTCGATCGTGGCCAGCTGCGCCTCGGCGTCCTGCAGGGCGGCCGCCGCCGGCGCCGTGCGGGCCGCGTCGGCCTCGCCGGCCGCGGTCTCGGCGCCGACCTGGTCGAACTGCTGCTGGACCGCCCGCCGCTCGTCGGCGATGCGGTCCAGCGTCGCGCGCTGCCTGGCCGCCGCCGCCTGCTCCTGGGCGGCGTACGCCTCGATCGCCCGATCGCGCATGTCCCGCAAGTCCGCGATCCGGGCCTCGGCGTCCTCGAGCTTGGGCAGCAGCGCCGCGACCGGCTCCAGGTCGGCGACGGCGGCGCGCGCCGTCGTCAGCTCGGCCACCAGCCGGCCGTGCGCGTCCCGGCGTCCGGCACCGTCCAGCCCCAGGGCCGCCACCGCCTCGCGCCTGGCCGGCTCCGTGGCCACCAGTGCGCGCAGGGCGGGCAGGACGGCCGCCGCCTCCCGGGCGTCCGCCACGAAGGCGCAGGCGTCACAGGCGCCCGCCAGGCGCGCCGCTGCGGCCTCGGCGCGCTGCAGGTCGCGCTTCGCCACCGCGACCTCGGTCAGCGCGCGCTCGGCCGTCGACAGCTGATCCCGCCAGGCCAGGCCCTCGGCGTTCGATACCTCGATCGCCACCTCCAGCTGCGCCAGCGCCGCGCGGGCCGACACCAGCCGGGCGGCCGCGTCCCGCACCCGCTCGGCATCGCCCAGGAGGGCCTCGTTCCTCGCGATCCGGGCGTCCAGGTCTGCCAGCGCGCGCGCGTGATTCGCCGCGGCCAGGGCGCTCTCGGCGTCGAAGGTCTTCTCCGCGGCCGCCGCCTGGGCCGCCAGGCCGCTCGAGCGGACGATCAGCCCGGCGGCCTCGTTGGCGAGCGCGCGCAGGCGCTCGGTCGTGCGCTCGTGGGCCATCGCCCGATCGCGGTGGCCATCGCGCTCGGCCACCAGCCGCGCGCGATCGTCCGCCAGCGTCGCCAGGCCGGCGGCCATGCGGGCGATGCCATCCGCCGCCGCCTGCAGCTGCTGCTCCAGCTCCGGGCCGAGATGCGCGGGGGCATCGGTCTTGAGCATCACGCGCTCGGCGCCCAGGGCCACCAGGCGGCCCTCGTAGCGCGCCGCCGCCTGCTTCGCCGTCGCGCTCATCGCCTCGAAGCGATCGAGCCCCAGCAGCCGCGAAAACAGCTCCTTCCGACCGCGCTTGTCGAGGGAGACGAAGCTGCCGGCGCGGTTCTGCGCGGCGACCGCCGAGGCCAGCAGGACGTCGCGCGAGGGAAACACCCGCGCGACCGCCTCGTCGTAGGTGCTGACCTTGCCATCGTTCAGCAGGGTCGTCGTGCCGTCCTCGGCGACATGGGTCAGGACGGCGTCGGCCGCGCGCCGCTGGCCGTCGAGGTTCACACGGGCGCGGTAGGTGCCGCGCGTGTCGATCGTGAAGACCGCCTCGATGAAGGCGTCGCGCCCGTGCGCGTAATCGACCAGCGGCGTATCCTGGCGCGAGGGAAAGCCGCGGTAGAGCGCGGCGATCGGCGCCTCGACGAGGGTGGTCTTGCCGGAGCCGTTGGGCCCCACCACCGCCACGAGGCCTTCAGGCAAGGCCGCCAGGTCGACGGTGACCGGATCGGCGAAGCGGAGAACGCCGCCGATGCTGATGCGATCGAGCTTCATGCCGCCACCGCCGATCCCGCGCCGGCCATCGCCGCCAGCCGCGCCTCGAGGTGCGCGAGCAGCGCCGCGGCGTCCTGCGCTTCGAGCGCCGCGAGCTTCGCCAGCAGGCCGTCGGTCACCTCGACGCCCGAGAGGGCGCAGTAGGCGCGCAGCTTGTCGGCCGTCGTGGTCGCCGCGGCCACCTCCGGCGCGCGCACCGCGCGATCCGGGACCGCGACCGGTTCCAGCTCCAGGTGCGCCACCTCCGCGAAGTCCGCCAGCAGCTGCGCCCGCGCGAGGTCCAGGCGCCCGGCGTCGCGCGCCTGGAAGCGGTACCGCACGCGAACCTCATCGCCCGCGAAGCTGGCCGGCGTGCTTTCCACCGGGCCCTCGGGGCCCTTGCGGACCACCCAGGCCACGTGGGTGCCATCGAAGACGCCCTCAACGTGCCAGAGCCGCGGCAGGGCCAGCGGATGCGACGTGGTCGTCCACCGCGTGCCGTCGTAGTCGAGCGTCAGGAAGCGCCGCGGCGTCACCTCGGCCCAATCGGCCGGGGCAATCGACCCAACGTAGACCGCGCCGTGCAGCTCCTGCGGCTCGTGAATGTGGTTCAGCACCTTCGGCACGTCATCACCCAGCCGCGCCAGGTGCTCGGGGCGCAGCGCGATCTCCGCGCCGACCAGCGGCTGGCCGGTGGATGCGACGGCGCCGAGCAGATTGGCGTGACCGATGAAGAGCGGCGCCGCGCCATCCGCGCGCGCGGCGCCGAGGTCGCCGGCGAACTTCATGAAGATCGCGTCGAGCGCCGCGGCGGCGACGTCGGGCACATCGGGCGGCGCGATGCCCATCGCCGCCAGCGCGCCCTCCTCGGGATACGGCAGGCAGGCGACGGCGATCCACCCGCCGCGCGTGTGCATCACATGGACGTCGGGCTCGGTCGCCACCACCACCGCGTGCGCGGTCTCGATCGCGCCGAAGATGTCGAGGTCGCCGGGCGCGTCGTGGTTGCCGCGCACCACCAGCACGCGGGCCACCGCGCCCAGCCGCTGCAGGTAGCCCAACAGGATGTTCCGGTCGTCGATCGACGATCGGGTGTCGAAGAGGTCGCCGGGCCACACGATCAGGTCGGGGCGCAGCGCCTCGGCGGCCGCCGCGATCTGATCAAGGGCCCGCAGGCGCAGCGCGTTGCGGCGCGAGGTGGAGCGCAGGTGTCCGTCGCCGATGGCCAGGACGCGCATCAGTAGCCCCCGTCCTGCGCGCCGTCGAACAGCCGGGGGCTCTGCCCCGCCGGCGCGATTTCGACAAGGTTCTCGAAGTCGCCGTCCCGCTCGACGATCATCTCGACCCAGGCCTTCGCGTCGTGCGCCTTCTCCGCGGCGTCGCGCAGGGCGGTGTCGAAGGTCGAGTGCGTCTTGCCGCGGCTGTCGACCACGAGGAAGCGCGTCCACTTCCGGCCGTTCGTCTCGCCGCTGCGGCTCGTGATGCCCGTGATGCGCACGGCCTCGGGCGTGGGCGGCTCGTCGGGCGCCGGCGCCGCCGGCTTCGCGGCCGCCGTCCCGGCGCCGACCACGCGCGGCTCTCCCGCCGGCTCGGGCTCGGGCTCGTCGGGAATGGGCCGAGGCGCCCCGGCGCCGATCAGCCCGGCGCCGCCGCCGTAGAGCGCCGACGTCGCCTGCAGGGCCGCGCCGGTCACGATGCGCCGCACCTCGGGGTCCGACATATCGGGCTGGAAGGACACGCGGATCGCGATGAAGGGCTTCTTCAGCTGCTCGAGCGTGTACTTCTGCGAGATGCCGCAGCCGCACTCCCGGATCGCGGCGTTGATGGCGCGGGCCTCGCAGTTGCGCAGGCCGTGCTTCCGGCCCTCGTTGACCTGGTCAGCCGTCCAGCCTTTCAGCTGCGGCGAGCCGTCGCGCAGGTCCCACTCCTTCGTCGCCTCGCGCGTGATTGGCGTGCCGTCGAGGCCGCGATAGGTGGCGACCGCCTTCACCTTCCAGAAGAAGCGGTGCCCGGTCGGCAGGTCGTAGGTCTGCGTGCTGATGCCCGCCCCTTCGGCGAGCTTGCGCAGGCCCTTCTTCGCCAGCGCCACCTCGCTGCCCTTTTTCAGAAACGGCAGGCCGTCATAGACCTCGCCCGGGCCTTCGCGCCGCGTGTCAGGGTTGATGGTGACGACGGAGCCGCTGATGGCCCAGCCGGGCGCGAGCGCCGTGAAAGTGCTGAACGGCGTCAGCACGTTGAACTGCTGCTGCCACTCCGCCAGCTTGGCCGCGAAGGCCTCCGGGCTGGTGATCATGGCGGAGCCGCTCACCGCGCGGGTGAGGGCCTGATTGTCGGTCGTGCTCGGTTCTGCTACTTTCGTCGTCATGATGTGCCGGCCTCCGACCGGCGGATCAGGGCTCGGCGTCCTGGCGGGACGCCGGGCCCGTGCTGTCAGCGCCGCTGCTCGGCGGCGAGGGCGCGCAGGCGCGACATCGCGCCCGGCGCGCGGCCCGACCAGTTACCGTCCCTCCGCGGATGCCGCGACCGAGTCCGGCGTCACGGCAATCAGTGCGTCGAGCAGCTCCAGCGCGGAGCGTTGGAGCGTGTCACGCGTAGGCGCGAACAGCGCCACGCAGGCGGGCAACGCCGCGGCGTAGGCGACACCATAGGTGTCGCCGGAGCCGGCCATGTTCTTCACGGCGGCCCAGGCGGCGGCCCAGGCGGCGGCCCAGGCGGCGTCCCAGGCGGCGTCCCTGGCGGCGTCCCTGGCGGCGTCCCTGGCGGCGTCCCTGGCGGCGTCCCAG